CTGACTTCGCTAAAGACACTCCAGCTCGTAAACCTGCCAAACTTTCGTTTTGATCCATCTTTTCATCAAAATTTACTTGGTCTTGGACTAGTTTTGCACGTTCTATGTCTAATTTTTGTTCGCCTTCGTCTTTTTTGCGCTCGTTTTCCATGGCTCGTAGCTCTATTTCTCTGCTTTTTAGCTTAACAAGTGGGTCAACATCCTCTGCAGAGTTAATTTTACGCTCTTCTTCCATAAAGTCTTTGGTCATTTCTGCAATAAGCTTAGATTTTCTAGATTCTATGGCTACTTGTAGCTGTTCCATCATAGGATTTGGTTGTGCAGGCATACCAGTCATGGCCTGTTGTTGCATTTGTACTTGCATTTGCTGTAACTGTACCAACTCTTCTGCAAACTCTATTTGAATTTGTTCTTGAGCCATCAAAGAAATGTGTTCTAAAATATTTTTTTGTACTATTGAAGATATTGTGGGATTATTTCTCACTATACTAGTGCCCATGAAATTTAAATGGGCATCAATGTGAGCTTTGTGATCTTGTTTTGGAAAAGCTTGAAATTTTTTTCCTGCTAAAGATTGTATGTGTTCCATACTTGGGTCCATTGGTTGTGGTGGTGCAGGGGGAGGTAAAATTAAATCTACATTTTTTACTCCTATAGCCTCATACATACTACGATAAGCTTGATACAAATTATGTATCTTTGGATTTGTTTGAGCCAGTTGTAGTTGTGTTTGAGCTAAACTAATTCTTTGTGTTTGTGAAAATATATTTGGATCTGCTATAGGTAGAACATCGACTCTATCATCAAAGTCTGTTTTCTTTACCATGCGTTGACCACCGACTACATCGTAAGGATATTCTGGTGGTAGGTATAAAGAAAAGATTCTAACTAATAATCTAAACTCGTTCTTCAGTGAGTTGTATAATCTTTTGTGTATGGCAGACATGACACGTGAACCACGTTCTAATAATGCGACTGTGGTTCCAACAGCAGCGCCTTGGTTGCCGTCGCCTACTTGCATATCAGCGATGGACGCGAAACGTTGGCCTGCTTGTACAACAATACCCATTAATTGTAATAGTGTGCCTGACGGCTCTTTAAAAGGTAGGGGCATAAATGCTTCACGAAGATTACCACCTGGTGCATCGACATCTCTAAACTCTCCAGGCTGTATGGACTGCGCTTCGTCTCTGACTCTAATACCTCTTGTCTTAAAACCAGAAGGTAAGTTAGATAAAGTTCCTGCATCTAATAATTGTCGAAGAGCTGCCGTGGCAGTTCTTGATAATCCACCAATCATGTGAATCAAACCAAAGCCATAAAAACCTAGACCTGGTAAAAATTTAAAATGTGTAAAATAATTAATTCTTTTTTTCTTAGGATCATTTGCTTCGTAGTTTCTACGAATAGCTAAAACTTCTCTGCTACCTTCTTCGATCGTTACAATATAAGGTAACTTAATTTCTGTGGCTTCTCCCGTATCAGGATTCTCGTCTTGAAAACCATCCAAATCTAAATCAACATGACACTCTAACAAAGTATACATATCTGGAGATTTTTCCGACTTACGAACACCCTCAAGTTCTCGCTCTTTATCTGCAATAGAGTCATCCATGTCAGAAGCATCACCGAGTTCTATGTCACGATAGAATCCACCGACTTGTTGTTTTCTTAAATCGTTTTCAGAAATATTTATTTTGTGAATTATAGAATCTGCATCTTCTAAACTAGTTGCAGAATACGGAACTAATAAATCATCTGCAGGTACAAACTTTGAGACGGCTCGACCTAATAATTCATCGTAGTACACTTTTTTAAATGTCGAGCCTGAGAGAGGAAGATAGAAAAGCATTTGATCGAACTCTTGCTCATACTCTTTCATTTCTGACATGAGCTGATAATTCATGAACTCTTTGACACGCTCGCTCTGTTGTTCTTTAGCTGTGTTTGGAGCTCCAATGATTTGTGTTCGAACGGGACCGCTAGCTGGTAATAATTCTTTGTAAGCTAGTGATTGAAATTGTGTGACTGCCTCTGCAAGGACGGGATGTGTTGCACCGCTCGCGCCTTGAAATGGTTCGCCTCTGTCTTCGTATTTAAAACCTAAAAGATCTAAACCTTTTATATAAGAATCTTCCCAATCTTTTCTAGAGGATTTGTAATCTAAAAACATGCCTTTGAGCTCACTGCCCAATGGTCCTAATACATCGTCCTCTAAATACTCTGCTAAGTTTGCAAAATGATTTTCACTTCCCTCTTTCATTACCTTAGAGGGATCAAAAGATACTTCAGCCCCTCCTTCTTCTGTTTGAATAATTTCAATATTGTCAGGAGCTTCTTGCTCTTGATTAAGTTGTTGTGCTATAGACTCAGTAATTTTATCTTCACCAGGAAGTTCTATTGTTGATTTTTTTATATTGGGTAGTGCTTTATCTATTTCTGCCATTTAAGTTTTACCTTTCTTGGAATAAAGAACCAACACCTTGAGACATGGGTCCTTTTTCTGGTGGCACCAAACCACCCATTTGAAATCCTAAACCATCTATAATTGAATCTATTTGTTGTTGTGTAAATCCAGCTAGCTCTAAGTTTCTTCTAATCGATAGTTCTTGAGCTGATGTATCATCTGTATCGTCATCTGTTGTGGTAGTAGTGGTGTCATCACGGCCTGCTCCACCTCCCCCTCCTGGTTGATTGGGTATCATTAAAATATTTGGTTCTTGTAATTCACTTAAACGTGAAGGAGCTCCTTCTTCACCGGGTTGAGGTCCTATGGATAAATTTTCAAAAATACCACCAGGTGCATTGGGTAGACTAGGAAGTGGTTGACCTCCAGGTGCATTAGGAAGAAGAGTTGCTAAATCTTTAATTTCTATTTCTTCAGGGACTAAGTTTCCTGGTGACACAAATAAACCCCCAGGATTATTTGGTAAAATAACCTCGTCTTCTTCTTCGTCTTGTGTTGGAAAGAATCTTGAAAATAAATCTTGGCCTACTTTAAAAACCGTTGAACCTGGTATTGCAGCGGAGGCTATGAGATCTGCGAGTCCTTTTGTGCGAACCATTTGTGGAACGTTACTTGATGGATCTGTATATTGTAAACTATTAAAACCTGTTACCGCTCTTGCGATGTCTCCACCAGCTTGTCCTAAACTAGGGGCCGTTGCATTTAAATTAGGAATTTGTTTTGATAAAATAGTTCTGCCTTGATCATCTTTAATTCCGGTCCCAACAAAGTTGACTCTTTGAATTCCATCGGGTGTTTGAAAAACAGTGGCACCTTTATTTAGTGCATCACTGACAGTGGACATGTCCTTAACAAAGTTTGCTACGTCAGCAGGTCTTCTATACTTAGATCCTATCTCTCCAATTTTTTGTCCAATACTTTGAAAAGAGGAACCTTGACCACCACCTGTTGCTTGATTTACATTTCGAATTGCTTTTTGTAATTTATTTGCGTCCGCTTCAGTGATACTAGCGAGTCCGGTATTTCCTGCCATGGCCATTGATTGACCAGGACCCATTCCTCCACCTTTACTACCTCCTGATTGTTTTTTAGGTTTACTTCCCATTAGTAATATACTCTTTGTTGTTGTGGTAGAGGATCGTCTTGTTCATCGTCTGGGTGCTCAATAAATCCTCCTTGTCTAAATCTCATGACTGCTTGTGTCATACTATCCACCAAGTCGTCATGATCACCATATGGAAAAGCTGCACACTCCTCGATAACTTCTTCCGAAAATTTATCGTCGGTTGCCCATATCTGCCCTGACTCAAATAATGGTGCCACGGCATTGACACGAGCATGTTTATCATTTCCACGACTCGGTGTATAATTTATAACGGGTATTCCTTGTTTACGCAACTCAAAAGTCAAGGGCATACCACTTGCTTTACCCTCCACAATAACACTCTCGGGTTTCCAGTAGTTATACTGTTCGAGGGCCACGCGCCGCAGCTCAGGAAACTCAAATCTATCTTTAACAACATCTAAGAGTATGAGATTCGGTCCGCTGTCCTCGGTCGGATAAAAGACGCCCCACGTTGTAATCGCCGAATAATCTGCCGTTTCTTTTTTCAAAAAAGCAGTATCATAGGATTGTATCACGTGATGAAGCGGGGGGAGGTCCTTATCCCATAGCTGCCACCATTCTCGTTTGATGATACTTCCTTCTTCAGCTGTGGGGTTTTGTTGATACTGTGCATTCCATTTACCAATAGGCAAACCTGCTTTGACACCTTCTAATTCTTCTAATTTCCAATACTCCGGCCACAACGGTTTGTCGTTCGGTAGTATCGCCGGAAACTCAATCACTTCCCATTGATCTGCTTTGGTTTCTTTTTGAGCGTTAATTAATTTTCCTGTTAAATCTTTTGTGTTCCATCTGGTCATGACAACCACAATAATACCACCTGGTTGTAGACGCTGACGAGGACCCGAGGTGTACCATTCCCAAGTCCTCTCCAACGCATTCGTATTCAACGCGTCTTGTTCTGAGTGTGGGTCATCGATGATTAATAAATCCGCACCGCGGCCCGTGATGCTTCCTCCAACACCAGCCGCAAAATATTCACCACCCTCGTTTGTCTCCCATCGGCCCGCGGCTTTAGAATCCTCTCTCAGTTTGGTTTGAAAAATTTTTTGATACTCTTGTGAGTCAATTAAGTTTTTCGCTTTTCGTCCAAAGCGGACCGCGAGTTCTGTTGTGTGGGTCGCTTGAATAATTTTTA